AGATCAGCCTCGGTCTCGTGGGCTCGGAGATGTGTATAAGAGACAGGTATGCCATGATGTTCATTGCCTTATGGACAACACTGTATCTTATAGATAGCATTGAAGTTAGCAAGAAAGAATTTATTGCTGCTTTTGTATTGGTGACTGTCGTATCAGTGAATTATATCTGTTTTCGATACTACGAAGATAGGAAACAAAATAAGGATAGCCTGTGAAGGTCTGCATTGCTTAATTTTAGTATTTGTCATGTTTATTTAGCCCGGTTCGCCGGGCATCTGCCGGGATAGTCCAGTTGGTTAGAGCGCATGTTTCTACATGAGGTCAGCGGTTCGAATCCGTTTCCCGGCTCAACTCAATCAGAGTTAAGTAACCCGTGAGGGGGAAAATTATGTTTGTATCAATAACAATTCAATCAATGTAGCCGGAAGCGTCTGGCTACGACCTGAAGGAATGGCGGAATTGGTAGACGCAAGTATGCAGATAGATTGAAGAAAGTCATACATAGGTAATCTGTCATCCCGGTTCGAGTCCGGGTTCCTTCACAGAGAATTTTTCTTTTTATGTTTAACTAATGTTGCCAGCGAAAAGGACGCTGTAGGGTTAAAGCCCCTGTTATTTGAGTTTTAATTGTTCTATACTATTCCGGTGTGCTTTGAACGGCTATCCGGAAACAAGAAGCTCGTGAGAGTGAATTGATTTTTTCAAATTTCTAAATTTAAAATTGAGCCACATCACGGGTTGATGTGGCAACAAGGGGAGGTATTCTCAATGGTAAAGAGAGCATAAAGAAAGCGTACGAAGTGCTTTATGTATTGCATTTGCAATTATTTAGGTTCGACTCCTAAACTGCCCCACAAAAGCTCGTGAGAGTGCTATTTAATAGTTAATGTCGTGTTTTATTTTGTGTTTGTGTTCTAGGTGAATGGTTCGTGAGAATAGTTCACTTAAAACGGATGGCTGGTGTAATTGGCAGCATACGCAGATATGCGTGATGTGGGTTCGATCCCCACGCCATTCACCCTTCTGATCCTAATTAAATTATAGTAGTTCATGAGTTTTGTTTTGTGTTTGTGATTGGGGTGTATGGTCTGTGAAGATAGTGCACCTTTTTAATTAATCGGGCGGATATGTATATCGTTGGTTGAAACTGCGGTGAGGTGCACCAATATTCCGTGAGACCGGTTCGACTCCGGTTCCGTCCACTAGCATTTACATTATGTATAAATCAGGGAGCCGTACACCCTTCAAAGCGTAGCCGTTCCATAAGGTACATTGGATTATTCATTTTCTTATTTTTCTGCCTGTACAATATCGTACAGGCAGTTTTTACTACCTGAAAATGGCGTTAAAATGGCGAAGTTTCTGTTTGCTAAACTTGTCAATAACGATTACCTTTACTGATGTAATGAACTAAAAGTCAAACCATTAAATTAGAATTATGACAGCGAGAAAAAACACTGTATCAACGGTTCAGAATGAAGAGAAGAAGAAAAATTCTATCAGACCGCTTCTAGCTTCTGAAATTGAATGTAGGGTTGGTACTATGAAACCGGACGGTTCGGGCTGCTCCTTGCTATTATACAAGGATGCTCGAGTAGACATGAGAATACTTGATGAAGTGTTCGGAGAAATGAACTGGAAACGGCACCATGATGTCGTTAATGGGAATCTATTCTGTACGTTGTCCATTTGGGATAATGAAAAGAAGGAATGGGTGAGTAAACAGGATGTTGGGACAGAATCTAGCACAGAAAAAGAGAAAGGGCAGGCTTCGGACGCCTTTAAACGTGCAGGATTTAACTGGGGAATTGGGCGTGAACTTTATACGGGTCCTTTCATTTGGATTCCACTTGAGAAAAATGAAATATATCAGAGCAAAACAGGTTCTCCTGCTCTATACACCAAATTCAGTGTAAAAGAGATTGGTTATAACGAGCAAAAGGAGATTATTTTACTTGTTATTGTGGACAATAAAAACCGCGTTCGTTTTGCTTATGGTAATACAAAGGAAAAAGTATATGCTCCCAATGTTTCTGCTTCAAACGCTTCGGGCAAAGTATATACTGGTGTAGACCTGGATCGTGCAATTAAACAAATGACTGGTGTTAAAAGCCGCGAAGAGCTTGAGAGAGTTTGGGCTGAACATCCCGAACTTCACAATAATAAGGAGTTCAGAAACATAACTATTGACATGCAGAAAACATATCCCCCTAGAAATTGATAATAATGATAGAATTAGTGAAATCCAGTGTGGTTTTCAATGAGGAAAACCACACTTATATGCTCGGTGAAAAACAGTTGCAAGGTATAACCGGTATGATTAGCCGGCAGTTGTTCCCTGACAAATATAAAGATGTCCCCGATTTTGTATTGAAGAGAGCTGCTGAGAAGGGGAGCCTTATTCATGCTCAATGCCAGTTTGTTGATGCAACAGGCTTACCGCCTGAAAGTATTGAAGCAGAGAATTATTTGAAAGAGCGGACGAAAGCTGGATATAAGGCTTTTGCTAATGAGTACACGGTGTCTGATAACGAATACTTTGCATCGAATATAGATTGTGTTTGGGAGAAAGCCGGTAGAATCTGTCTTGGTGACATCAAAACTACGCTGCATCTTGACGAAGAGTATTTGAGTTGGCAGTTGTCAATTTATGCTTATCTGTTTGAACTACAAAATCCATTACTCAAAGTTGATAAATTGTTCGGCATTTGGGTACGTGGTGATAAACATGAATTGGTTGAAATTCCTCGTAAGCCTGATAAAGAAGTCAAGAAATTAATGGAATGCGAGAAGAAGGGTGAGCAATATCTATCCATTCTTCCTGTTCCTGCCCCTGATGATGACAAGTTACTTATTCCAATGCAACTTGTAAATACTATAATCGGAATTGAGGAAGAACTTGCAGATCTAACCAAGATTCAGAAAGATTATAAGGCAAAATTGAAAACTGCTATGCGTGAGAATGGTGTCAAGTCATGGGATGCCGGAAGATTGCGAGTTAGTTATACACCCGCTTCTACGAGTGACAATTTTGATACTAAAAAGTTTCAGGCTGACTATCCGGAATTATATTCTAAGTATATCAAAACAGTTCCTAAAGCTGATAGTATCCGTGTAACAATAAGGGAGGATAAATCATGAGTTTAAACAAATTGATGCTTATCGGGCATGTTGGCAAAGACCCCGATATTAGAATTTTGGAAGCTGGTTCTAAAGTGGCCACTTTCTCCTTTGCCACCACTGAAAAAGGTTATACCCTTGCCAATGGAACACAGGTTCCTGAAAGAACTGAATGGCATAATATTGTTGTTTGGCGTGGTCTTGCCGATGTTGTTGAGAAGTATGTCCATAAGGGAGACAAGTTGTATCTGGAAGGAAAGATAAGAACTCGGAGTTATGATGATAGCAGAGGAATTAAACGGTATATTACAGAACTTTTTGTTGATAATATGGAGATGCTTTCTGTTAAGCCTCAACAAGCGCCACCACCGCCACCTCTTCCGGAACACACCAATAATCAGACTCGAAGTGCGGTGAATGAGTGCCCGCCACCGCCACCACCGACCAAGGACGATTTGCCATTCTGATAGGTTATGGAAGCAACATTGACGAAGAAAGATGGCAAAATCCAAATGGATAAGTCTTTCGAGTTCATGTGCAGCACACTTCGTAATGGAGAATACACTGTAACCATTAAGAAAAAAACACAGCCGAGAACATTAAATCAAAATGCTCTCATGTGGAAATGGTTTCAGTGTATTGGTGCCTGTTTGCGTGAATACACAGGTGAAGAGTATTGGAGCACTGCTGCTGGAGTTCAGGATATACATGACTTGTATTGTAAGAAGTTTCTTGTGAAACAGGTTCATGTGAATGGTAAGGTGGAAACTATTGTGCGAGGAACAAGTAAACTTAATACTTTAGAGATGCATAATTTCATGGAAAGCGTGAAAATAGATGCGGCCACCGAGTTTGGTATTACACTTCCATTGCCTGAAGACCAGCATTACTTAGATTTTATTCATGAGTACCAAAACCGGTACTAATTAATCCTTTTATAATTTATGATTGCAAATTTGAGAAACTACGAACCCGAGACAATCGAGTTTGTAGTTCCCGATTCTATTCGGGAAAAATTTCCCCCTGTTTTATTTCAGGGTTCTACGAATGTAGATGAATTGATAAAGTTGGTGAATGAGCATTTCAATGCTACATTCCCTGAAAGTGAGGTGACACAACGTTTACTGGATGAATTTGAGATTTCCGAAATTCGTGAAGAGTATTGCATCAAGCAAGAGAATGAGGTCCCCAAACGCGAACGTGAACTGTTGGAAGCCATTGAACGTGCAAAGAAAATTAAGAGTGATGCACAAGACAGGTTAGCTTCTATTAAGACTGAAATTAAAGACCTGGCTGCCGAGGTCAAAAAGGGGACGAGGGAGTATCATCTTTCAAGTAAGAATACGATCCGGTTTGCTCTTGATGGATATTTCCTGTATTATTCATGGGTGAACGGTGAGTTTAAGCTTGTGAAAGCTGAAAAAATTCCTGATTGGGACAAACGTTCTCTTTGGGCACAGGAAGATCGAAACAGAAAAGCGATGCTTGATTTGTTTGGTATTGAATATCCTGAAGTAGAACGTCCTATTGATGATACAGAAGATTATGGGGACAAGTTCGAAGAAGACCTGTCTGATAAACTTCCTGAAGAAGAACCGGAAGACGATGAGTAGATTGCAGCACAAAAAAGGCAGGAAGTCCAACTATGTGAAGCGGCTTGTGAATAATCCAGATTGGGAAGAAGCCAAGCGTAAGGTTCGTATTAGGGATGGACATAAATGCCAGATGTGCGGTAAAGACTTCAATTTAGAGATTCACCACAAAACATACAGGGTTAACGGAAAATCAATCGTTGGTCATGAACTTGAACATCTTGATTGTCTCGTTACCCTTTGTGGTGACTGTCATTCGAAAGTTCATAAATATCACATCAAATTATGACATACCAGTTAAGAGACTACCAAAAAAGTGCTAGTGATGCAGCGGTCAGCGTTTTTAAATCCAAGGAAAAGAAAAACTACGTGATAGTTCTTCCCACTGGTGCCGGGAAGTCCCTTGTCATTGCCAATATAGCTGCACGGATAGACGGGCCGCTGATAGTGTTCCAGCCTAGCAAGGAAATACTCGAACAAAATTTTGCGAAACTTCAATCATACGGCATATTCGATTGTGGAGTTTATTCAGCTTCTGCCGGAAGAAAGGATATCAATCGTATTACGTTTGCTATGATTGGTAGTGTGATGAAACACATGAGTTTCTTCAAACATTTCAAGCACGTTCTGATTGATGAATGTCATTTAGTGAATCCGGAGAAAGGAATGTATAAGGAATTCTTTGAAGATGAGCAAAGGAAAGTTATTGGGCTGACAGCGACTCCTTACAGATTATGTTCAGGAAGAGGTGGTGCTATGCTTAAATTTATAACTCGTACCCGGCCAAAGGTTTTCACTGATGTTATTTATCACTGTCAGGTGAGTGAACTACTTGCTAAAGGATTTCTCGCAAGTTTGAAATACTATGATATTACAAAGTTGGATTTAAGTAGAGTCAGGACTAATTCTACTGGTGCAGATTACGATGAAAAAAGTCTTCTGCAAGAGTTTGAACGTGTGGACATATACAAAGATATAGTTGGATGGACAAAACGTCTGTTGAACCCCAAATCGGGCATACCACGCAAAGGTATTTTAATATTCACGAGGTTTATTCGTGAAGCTGAAAAACTGGCTTCCGAAATTCCTAATTGTGCGATTGTTAGCGGTTCTACTCCAAAGGAAGAAAGGGCACGAATTCTGAAAGGTTTTAAAGATGGAAGAATAAAAGTTGTTGCTAATGTCGGAGTACTTACAACCGGATTCGATTACCCGGAGCTTGATACGGTTGTTCTTGCACGTCCAACCAAATCCCTTTCCCTCTATTATCAAATGGTCGGTCGTGTTATTCGTCCCTGCCAAGGTAAAGAGGGTTGGGTTGTTGATTTGAGTGGGAATTTCCGGCGTTTTGGGCGTGTTGAAGAGTTACGCATAGAACAGCCTGAAAAGGGAAAATGGTGTATAATGAGTCGTGGCCGTCAATTAACCAATGTAGTATTTTAATTATCATGTGGAGAAATTACAAGAAGAAAGAAAAGAAAAAGCCTCTTTTCGAGGTAGAAGGTGTTAAGGTCAAGAAGAAACCTGATCTTGTCGATAAACTAGACAGAATATTTAGTTTGTTCATCCGTTATCGTGATACGATGCCTAATGGATATTTTCAGTGTATTTCATGTGGTAAAATAAAGCCTTTCAATAAAGCAGATTGCGGTCATTACATCAACCGCCAACACATGAGTACTCGCTTTGATGAAATGAACTGCAATGCTCAATGTTCACATTGTAACCGCTTCATGGAAGGAAATATTCAGGATTATCGCAGACGTATAGTTGCCAAGTATGGTGAACGAAATGTGCTACTCCTGGAAGCCAAGAAAAATGTTTCTAAGCAATTTAGTGACTTTCAATTAGAAAAGCTGATTACTCATTACAAGGAAGAAGCGAAAAAACTGAAGGAAGCAAAAGGTCTGTGAGTTTTATTACTAATCGGAGTATAATCCCTTAAAATATGGAAAGAAATTCATTCATCTTTTATAAAGGGTGGAGAGAAGCAATCAAGGATTTGCCGGATGATGTCAGGCTGGAGATTTACGAAAGCATAATTGAGTATGCGACAACGGGAAATCTTCGGGGGTTGAAACCTATGGCAAATATTGCTTTCAACTTTATAAAGATAGATATAGACAGGGATACTGAAAAGTATATGTCTATTGTGGAAAGGAATAAGAGCAATGGTTCTAAGGGGGGACGTCCGAAAAGTGAAAACCCAAAAGAACCCAAAGAACCCACAAAACCCACTGGGTTATTTGGAAACCCAAAAGAACCCACAAAACCCGATAATGATAATGAATATGATAATGATTATGTAGATGATAATGATTCTCATTTAAAAAAGAAAGAAACTTCTCCTAAAGGAGAATCAAAGAAAGACGAGCTTTCTTTGTTCCCCGAGGAAAAGATTGATTGGGGTGGGCTAATGGATTATTTTAATTCCACGTTTAAAGGTAAACTTCCTGCTATAAAGTCCATAGATGCAAAACGAAAGAAAGCTATTAAAGCACGTGTCGCACAATACGGGAAGCAAGCTGTATTCGATGTGTTCCAATTGGTTTTAGACAGTCCTTTCTTGCTTGGACAAAACGATAAAAATTGGAGGTGCACTTTTGACTGGATATTCAAGTCTGCGAATTTTACTAAAATTTTAGAAGGAAATTACAATGGAAAACGAACTGATACTGCGGCCACAAGAAGAGAATCGGTTAGCAGTCTTACGGACCTCGCCGAAAAACTATTGCAAAGCTCTATGCCCCAAGAAGGTTGAAGATGTATTTCAAAGTGATGAACCTTCTATTGGCACTATTATAAGAAAGTTTGGTGAGCCGCAAGCCAGAGCAGTGTTGGTCATATTGATAGCTGATGCCTTGGAGTTTTTCAATGTCGGTAATCCAATGTCGGCTACACAAGTCGCTACTACAGTAGATTTAATCATTGAAGAATATCCATATATGAAAACTGATGATTTTAAACTGTGTTTCAAGAACGCAATGAAAATGAAATATGGCAATATCTATAATAGAATTGATGGTCAGGTCATCATGAGTTGGCTTCGTGAATACAATAAAGAACGTTGTGCTGTTGCTGATAATCAGTCATGGAATTTTCATAAAGAGAATTTGTCGGAGGAAGTGAGTTATACAAGTGGCTTGTCGTATGAAGAATACCGGAACGAACTCAAACTTAGAGTTGAGCAAGGAGATGAAGAAGCTGCTAAAGCGTTAAGTCTCTCAAATGAAATAATCTCTTATCTAAACAAAAGAGAAAATGGCAAACAAGAAGCAGAAGGTGACAATTTACTGGAACACTAGGCATATCAAACTTGAAGATATTCCTGAAGTGAAAAGAAGAATACGGGAGCGTTTTGGTATTCCTAATCACACAACTGTTAATGGTGAAACGGATTGTTATATCCGTGAGGAAGATATGGAATTGCTTCGGGAAACGGAAAAACGTGGCTTCATTCAAATACGTAATAAGCCCGCATGAAAATGGCGTTAAAATGGCGAAGTTTCTGTTTGCATAACTTGTCATTTTACGATAATTTTACTGATGTAATGAATTAAAAGTCAAACCAATATAATTAAATTATGGAAGTACAAAACATTAGAATTGACCTTATCAGTCCTTCTCCTTTGAATCCGAGAAAGACTTTTGATGAAGTAGCTCTTCAAGAGCTTGCAAGTAATATTGAGAAACAAGGCTTATTACAGCCTATCACTGTTCGAGTTGCCAAATCCGAGGATGTGACCAACTTGGAGACTGGTGATGTGACAACAATTCCCTGTTCGTATGAAATTGTATGTGGTGAGCGCCGCTTCCGTGCTGTATCACTATTGAAAGAGAAGGAAGATAAAGAGAATGTTGCTAAAATCAAGGCACATCGCAAGAAATCAGAACAATTCCAAGCGATTTCCTGCATTGTCAGAGAAATGACAGATGATGAGGCTTTTGAAGCGATGATTACCGAGAATCTTCAAAGAAAAGATGTTGATCCCATCGAAGAAGCTTTTGCCTTTGCGCAGTTGGCTGAAAAAGGACGAACTTTGGAAGATATCGCTCTTAAAATAGGAAAGTCTACCCGGTTTGTATTTGACCGTATTAAATTGAATTCTCTTATTCCTGAACTAAAAGAGCGGGTAAGAAATGGAGATATACCATTGTCCGGTGCTATGATTCTTTCTAAATTGGATGAAGATACTCAAAAAGAGTTTCATGAGGAGGAGGAAGAACAATGTACTACTGCTATGATTCGAGAATTTGTGAGTAATTCTTTCATGGAGCTTGGTAACGCACCTTGGATTAAAGATGATTCCGATAATTGGGAAAATACTGATATTAAATCATGTTCTCAATGTGAGAATAATACGTGTAATCATGGTTGTTTGTTCTATGAAATGAATAGTAAGGATGCTAGATGTATCAATGCTGCTTGCTATGAGAAAAAACAGATTGCTTATGTGACGCGGAAAATTCAACTAGAATATGAACATCTTGTTAAAGTTGGCGAACCTCTTTCATTTGGAAAAACAGTAATTATCGCTAGACGTCCCGATACATATTGGGGAGAAGATAGAAAGGTTTTCTATGAAAAAACTTTGGAAGCTGTTAAACAACTTGGATTTGAAATAGTTGATCCTGATGAAATCTTTAGATGTAAGTGCTGGTATTCAGAAGATGATGAACGCACTTTGAAAATGCTTGAAGATGGAGAAGTTTATCGTTGTCTTTCATTTTTTGGACATTATTCTCCCGAATTTAACGTTAGTTTCTATTATGTTAGAAAAGCAACGGCTTCCTCTACTTCCGCCGTTGCCGATCTAAAAGAGATAGAAAGGGAAAAAATAAACGCCCAATTAAAAAGAGCGAAGGATATAGTCAAGGAGAAGTCTGCTGAAGAAATGCGCAAGTGGGCGCAAGAGAAAACATATTATCAGAGAACAAAAGAATTCTCTGAAAATGAACAACTTGTTTTTGATGTGCTGGTTCTTAGCGGTTGTAGCAGTACTTATCTTGAAAAACTGAATTTGAAAAAATGGAATGGTGAGAGTGATTTTGTAAATTATGTCAAGAACAACCAAGCTGACCGACACCAATGGTATAGAGCCTTTATTGCTGAATGCTTATCATCGAATAATGTGAATTTCTGCTCCTATTTGCAAAAGTGTCAGAAAATCCTTTTTGCAGAACAATATCCGGATGATTACAATGCGCTAACAAAGAAACTTGCAGATTCATATAGCAAGAAAGAGATGAAGCTCAAACAGCAACTCGAAGAACTTAATAACGATAACACAGAGGAAGCCTAACGGTTTCCTCTCTTTATTTGAAATGAAAATGAAAGACTATATAGAATTTCTAAAAGACAAGATGGCTATTAGCCACAATACTGGATTTGAAGTTAATCCTAATGAAATATCAACTTCTCTTTACCCTCATGTGAGAGATACCGTTCGTTGGGCGGTTTCCGGTGGTTGCCGTGCCATATTCTCCAGTTTCGGTATGCAGAAAACAGTAACCCAATTGGAGATATGCAGAGTTATAATCAACCAGTATTTTGGTAAAGCTCTTATCGTTTGTCCTAAACGTGTAGTAGTAGAGTTTATCACCCAAGCTAAGGAGCACATGAACATGACAGTTAAGTATGTCAAGACCATGAGCGAAGTCAGAGCCTGCAAGTGTGATATAATGATTACCAACTATGAGCGTGTCCGTGACGGAGAAGACGGCGTAAGAATAGAACCTTCCTTTTTTACCGTTACCTCATTGGATGAAGCAAGCGTATTGAGAGGGTTCGGCACCAAGACATACCAAGAGTTCCTACCGCTGTTCGCCGATGTGCCTTTCCGCTTTGTTGCCACTGCCACGCCGTCACCTAACAGATACAAGGAGCTGATACATTATGCCGGATATCTTGGAGTGATGGATACAGGTCAAGCCCTTACACGTTTTTTTCAACGTGATAGTACCAAAGCTAATAATCTAACGCTTTATCCACACAAAGAAAAAGAATTTTGGCTGTGGGTATCAACTTGGGCATTGTTCCTAACCAAGCCTTCCGACCTCGGTTATCCTGATACCGGCTATGAATTGCCGGAACTGCGGGTACATGAAGAAGTGGTTAGCGTTGACAATTCCACTGCCGGTACAGACCGTGACGGACAAGTGAAGATGTTTCGTGAGGCTGCTCTCGGACTTGCTGATGCAGCGAAAGAACGTCGGGACAATATGGCAGAGAAGATTGCCCGTGTCGTAGAGATTATTAATCGTCCTGAAAACAAGGACGAGCATTTCCTTTTGTGGCATGACCTTGAGAGTGAGCGGGAAGCCCTTTGCAAGGCTATCCCCGGTTGCAAAGCTGTTTATGGCTCGCAGGATGATGAGGAAGCCGACAAGGTGATAGCGGACTTCAAAAACGGGAGATTGAAATACCTGGCCGCAAAGCCTGAAATGCTTGGTGAGGGTTTGAACTTCCAGTACCATTGTCATAAGGCTATCATGTTCATCGACTACCGGTTCAATGACAAGTTTCAGGCGATAGCCCGTATCTACCGTTTCATGCAAAAACATCCTGTAGACCTTTACTTGGTCTATGCAGAAAGTGAAGGAGAGATATTCAAAAGCTTTATGCAGAAATGGGCGCAGCATCGTGAAATGGTTTCTAAAATGACTGATATCGTCCGTGAGAACGGTCTGTTCGGTTTGCAGGCAGAGGAGAAGATGATGCGCTGGATGTTTGCCAGCCGTGAAGAAAAATCCGGTAAACTGTGGAAAGCCATCAATAACGACAATGTTTTGGAGTGTCAGAAAATGGAAAGCAACTCGGTGGATTTGGTTGTAACCAGCATCCCTTTTTCCAATCATTACGAATATACGCCGACCTATAACGATTTCGGGCATAATGAAAGCAACGACAAGTTCTTCGAGCAGATGGACTACCTCACACCAGAACTGATGCGGATATTGAAGCCTGGGCGGCTGGCTTGCATCCATGTGAAAGACCGTGTATTGTTCGGTAATGCCACAGGTGACGGTATGCCCACCATCGACCCGTTCTCCGAAATGACGGTATTTCACTACATGAAACACGGATTCCGCTACATGGGGCGTATCACAGTAGATACCGATGTGGTAAGGGAGAATAACCAGACCTACCGCCTTGGCTATACAGAGATGTGCAAAGATGGTTCTAAGATGGGTATTGGTTGCCCTGAATATGTGCTTCTTTTCCGTAAACTGCCTTCTGATACTTCACGTGCCTATGCAGATTTGCCAGTAACCAAGAATAAGAATGAATATTCGTTAGCCCGCTGGCAAATAGATGCTCATGCAAGTTGGAAATCTTCAGGTAATACTTTGTTAAGCTATGAAGATATGAAAGTTGCCGGTATTGACAAGATACGCCATTTGTTTAGAAACTATGAGCGTGAACATATATACAATTATGAAGAACATGTTGCTTTCGCTGAAGAATTAGAAGTTTACGGTAAACTACCAAAAACATTTATGGCCGTAGATCCTGTAAGTAAGAAACCTTGGATTTGGGATGACGTTACCCGGATGCGTACACTCAATACCAAGCAGTCACAGAAAAAACGTCAAAATCATATTTGTCCTCTTCAGCTTGATATTGTTGAGAGGTTGATTGAACGGTATTCAAATAAAGGAGACTTGGTATTCGACCCATTTGGCGGTATCGGTACTGTTCCTTACTGTGCTATTAGATTGGGGCGTAAAGGGCTCTCTACCGAGTTGAATTATGACTATTGGAAAGACAGCCTTTCATACTTGCATGAAGCTGAAATTGAAGTGAATGCACCGACGCTATTTGATTTGATGGAAGCTATTTAATCTAAATAAGAATGGATATGTATTTGTATAAAAACAGACCACCGCCTTTATTAAATAGTGTGAGATTATTCTTAGTCTAACAATTTAACCCGATCGATATGATAACATTGAATAGGTTTGCCCAGAGATGCTTGAATATCATGAGGAAGCGCTTTAAGATGAATGAGCATAGCTCAAGAAAAGCGTTTAGCATAAGAATTGAAGCCGTTTGGAGAAAATTCGATATTGCTTCTAAATATAGGAGTGATAATCTTCCTAAATATTCGGAAGATGAAGAATTGGCAGCCGAGATGATAATTTACCTTGTTGCCTATTTAAAAAGATTTGGTTGTGAGGACATTGAACAGCTTATCAAAGATAAGATAGAGTTCGATGATAGAAAAAATGATTAGGTGTTGTTACTGACTGTTTGTGTTGTTGATTTTGTGTTGTTGATTTTAATATAGTTAGTTATGACAGAGATTATTCAAGTCTGCCTACTTGATTTTAATAAGGGGCAGCTCACGGGATTGCCGAAAAATCCACGTTTTTTTCGTGATTACCGCTTTGAAGCGATGAAGAAAAGCATTCAGGATTCGCCAGAGATGCTTGAACTTCGAGAACTTATAGTTTTTCCCTACAATGATGGCAGATATATTGTTGTTTGTGGTAATTTACGTTTGCGAGCTTGCAAGGAGTTAGGTTATAAAGAACTGCCTTGTAAAATTCTGGCACCTGATACCCCCGTTAAGAAGTTGAGGGAATATGCCACTAAAGATAATGTCAATTTTGGTGAGAATGATTTGGACGTTATGGAAAACGAGTGGAATAAGGCGGAACTCCAAGATTGGGGCATCGAATTTGCCCCGGAGAAGAAAGAGGATGAATTTAAAGAGCGCTTCGATGCCATCACGGATGATACAGCCATTTATCCTCTCATTCCAAAGTATGACGAAAAACATGAGTTGTTTATCATCACCTCAAGTAATGAGGTAGATAGTAATTGGCTTCGTGAAAGGCTGGATATGCAGCACATGAAGTCGTACAAGACCGGGAAAGTAAGTAAGAGTAATGTAATCGACATAAAAGACGTTCGCCATGCCTTGCAAAATAGTAATACCAAGTCATAAGCGCCATGACCGGGTGTTCGCTAAAAAGTTGGTGAACGATCCTATCATTTGCGTTGCTGAAAGTCAAGCTGACTTATATCAACAATTTAACCCGGAATGTGAAATTGTTACTCATCCTGACGATGTTATGGGCCTCATCCCGAAACGTAACTGGATGGCAAAGCATTTTGGAGAACTTTTCATGCTTGATGATGATGTCCATGCCTGCAAACCTATTTATGTGGAAAAAGGAGAACCTAGCCGGATAAAGGATAAAGATAAGATAACCAATATCATTCAGTCATTATTTGAGATGGCCAGTATGATGGATGTACATCTGTTTGGCTTCACCGCTCGGATATCGCCGGTAATGTATGATGAATCCGCTTTTCTTTCTCTTTCGAAAATGATAACCGGTTGCAGTTATGGAGTAATCTATAACAAAAACACTTGGTGGAATGAGGAAATACGTTTGAAGGAAGATTTTTGGATTTCTTGTTACATGAAGTACAAAGAACGCAAGGTTTTAACCGATTTGCGGTATAATTTTGAGCAAAAGAACACTTTTGTAAACGCTGGTGGGCTTGCTTCTATAAGGAATCAGGAAGAGGAACGTAAATCTATCCTCTTTATCAAAAAGAATTTTGGTGATAGTATTTTGCTAAAGAGTGCAACCACTAATGGGAAAGACAAAACAAAGCAGCTCGTTCAATATAATATATCATGCAAATTCAAATTCTAATAGTCTGTAAAAAAGGCGTTTAAATGGCGTCCATTCTGTTTGTCATATTCGCCTTTTTTAGCTAATTTTACTGATGTAATAAACTAAAAGTCAAACCATTAAATTAGAATTATGATTATAAGAACAGTTTGCGGATATGATTTCTTTGAGGTGAGTTCTGCAATGCAGAAAGCCATTAGGCGAGCCGACACCGGGGTAGCCGGCTTTTTTGCATTGGAACTTTGGGCGAGTGGGTACCGCGACTATGTGTGGAAGCGTCTGTTTACCATTAGTGCTGAAGATTGCTATGGAATCATTACTAAAGAGATAGAAGCATTGTGGCAGGGGCATGAGCTGGTAAACAAGACTGCTACTGAACCCAAAGGGAGGATATTTGTCAGTAAAGCTGTTATTCTCCTTTGTGAATGTAGAAAGAATCGTGATGCGGATCATTTGCAAAACTTCATCTATGATAGAAAGGATATTGATATAGAAAAGTGGATAAATGATGTCAGGCGTTATCCTATTCCTATTCCAGATTACACTTTCGATGTACATACACGAAAGGGTAAAAAACATGGGAGAACCAAAGAAGAATTCTTTCAGGAAGAATACAAGGCGTTACAACCTCGTGTTCCTGGTTTATTCGATGATTTGGTTCAACCCAGTCAACCAAAGTTATTTAATGATGAAACCACGGCTAAGTAGCTGTGGTTTCTCATTTTTCATATAAGTCAAACCAATTTAATTAAAACAATGAACACGTATTACAAATTTGCGCCAAATGTATTTTTGGCAAAGTGTGATGAGAAGCACGAAAAAGGTGAAACTATTGAGGTTACCACCAAGTATGGTAAGGAGAACGAAAGTATAGTATTTAACCTAATCTTCGAGAAAGATGGGTTTTACTATTACTCCATCGTTAGAGCTGACGGCTTTAATGTTCAAGAATGGGCTAAGCAAAGAGCGGAACGCAGGCATGAATGGGCGTCATCGGCAGTACAAAAAAGTAATGAGTATTTTCAGAAATCAAATAAACATCGCGATTTCCTTTCTTTGGGTGAGCCTATCAAAGTTGGACACCATAGCGAACGAGGACATCGCAAAATGATAGATGATGCCTGGAATAACATGGGGAAAAGCGTTGAGTTTAGCGATAAGGCTGCCGAACATGAAAGAGTTGCGAAGTATTGGGAAAAAAGGGCTAATACGATAAACTTGTCCATGCCGGAAAGTATAGATTTCTATGAACATAAGTTGGAACAAGCAAAAGAATATCACGAAGGATTGAAGTCCGGTAAGTACCGACGCGAGCATACATACGCTATGGCTTATGCCAATAAAGCAGTAAAAGAGGCTAAAAAAAATTATGACCTTGCAGTAAAGCTGTGGGGCGATGTTTAATAATCTGTAGTATCTCAAATAATTTACTATGAGAGAATTATCAAAAGAAACCTCATTACAAAGGGTAATGAGGGCTTCAGGTCGTGTACCTGTACAATGCTCATGCAGTGTTTGTAAACAACAATGTCATACGCCATGTTTAGGTACTCCTGATGATATTGAACGAATTATAGATGCTGGTTATGCCGACAGGTTAGCACTGACAAACTGGGCTGCTGGTATATTCTTAGGGGTTATTAATATTGCTATTCCGATGATTCAACCTGTTTCCGGCAAAGAGTTTTGTGCTTTCTTCGAAAATGGACTGTGTATCTTACATGATAAGGATTTGAAACCCACTGAAGGGCGTTTGTCTCACCACACTGTCAGGAAGGATAACTTCAATCCAACTATGAGTATTGCTTGGAACGTTGCGAAAGAATGGCTGATGCCAGAGAATGAGGATGTACTTTCTCGTGTAGTAAATAAATTCTTGAATGCGAGGAAGCCATGAATGTGTATCAATCAATACCTCGTAGAGATTGTAGGGTGTTTGCTAAATGTGGGGCAAAATCCTTATCACATTGCCGGCGGCATCGTGGAACTGATGGTGAGTGTAAAAACTGTACTCTTATTCATCGCAAACCTCGCAATCGTATTATAGATGCTTCAGGACGTGAGATGAAAAAATGTACACACTGCGGAAATTACTTCTACTTGAACCGGTTCTACAATCGTATAGTAGTGAGAAAGGGTAAGGAATATCATTTATTGACTTCTTGGTGCCGCATGTGTATGTCTGAAATCAATAATCAAAGAAATTTGAAGAAAAGAAATGAGTAGTATAAATTTATTATATATTGACCTGTTTTGTGGAGCAGGTGGAACCTCGACAGGAGTGGAATCTGCAAGAATTGATGGTAAACAGTGTGCTAAAGTAATAGCCTGCGTCAATCACGATGCCAACGCCATTGCAAGCCATGCGGCCAATCATCCGGATGCATTGCATTTTACGGAAGATATTCGCACGCTGGAACTTTCCCCGCTAATTGAACATCTTGCCAAATGTAAGGCTCAATATCCGGGTGCAGCGGTCGTTCTTTGGGCGAGCCTGGAATGTACGAACTTCTCCAAAGCAAAAGGTGGGCAACCTCGGGACGCTGATAGTCGCACACTTGCTGAACATCTTTTCCGGTACATTGAAGCTATTTGCCCGGATTACATTCAGATTGAAAACGTTGAAGAATTTATGAGTTGGGGTGATATGGACGAAAACGGAAAGCCTATCAGCATGGATAAAGGTAGACTATATCAAAGATGGGTACGCAACGTAAGAAAGTATGGCTACAACTTTGATTTCCGTATTCTCAATGCTGCCGACTATGGTGCATATACTACTCGAAAACGCTTCTTTGGTATATTTGCCAAAAATGGATTACCGATAGTATTTCCACAACCCACTCACTGTAAAAACGGTAAACAAGATATGTTTGGTCGTTTGGAAAAGTGGCGCCCGGTTAAAGAGATACTGGATTTTTCCGATGAAGGAACAAGTATTTTTCGTGAGAAGCCACTTGCTGAAAAGACAATGGAACGTATCTATGCCGGCCTGATAAAATTTGTAGCCGGGGGCAAAGATGCTTTTCTTATCAAATATAATTCCATGAGCCGGACTGGAAAATATAATGCCCCTGGGATTGACGAACCATGCCCGGTAGTAGCTACGCAAAACAGACTGGGAGTTGCGCAGGTATGCTTTCTTTCAAAACAGTTCAGTGGACACCCCGAAAGCAAGAATGTTTCTATTAATGAACCAGCCGGAACAATTACATGCAAAGACCATCATGCGTTTGTATCAGCCCATTACGGTAACGGATTTAACCGCTCAATAAATGAACCGTCTGCAACCGTAACAACGAAGGATCGGTTATCTCTCGTTTCTCCATATTTCATAGACCAGCAATATGGAAACAGCAAACCTTCATCTACAGAAAAGCCGCTTGGATGTATTACCGCCAATCCTAAGTACAATCTTGTTAGCTGCAAGCCGTGGATTATGAATACAAACTTCTCCAACGTTGGTAGTAGCATAGAAGAGCCCGCACAAACAGTCACTGCAAATAGAAAGTGGCACTACCTAATGAACCCTCAATTTAATAGTGCAGGTGGTTCCGTTGATAATCCATGCTTCACTCTCATAGCACGTATGGATAAAATGCCGCCTTATTTGATCGCAACTGAAACTGGACATGTAGTAATCGAGATTTATGATACCGACAGCCCTATGACAAAAAAAATAAAAGAGTTCATGGGCTTATACGGGATAATTGATATTAAAATGCGAATGCTACGCATACCTGAACTAAAGCGTATCATGGGATTTCCAGAAAACTATGTGTTAATTGGTACACAGGCTGACCAAAAGAAATTCATAGGGAATGCAGTCGAAGTTAACATGGCACGTGTTCTCTGTGAATGTATTAGTAAAAAGTTACGTGAACTAGGGTCAGTTGCAGCATAAAATGGCGTTAAATTGGCGAATGTTCTGTTTGTAAAACTTGTCAATAATGATTACCTTTATAGATGTAAAGAACTAAAAGTCAATCAATATGAAGAGGAATGAAAAAATAGCAAAATTAGAAAGACTAGGTATTTTCAATCAATGGAAATATAATACAGAAAGAGCAAATGAGACATTTAATATTGAGTGTCCTGACTTCTCAATGACAAATGAAGAGCGGATGAACAATTTGTTAGATGTTGATTGCTGTTTTCATTGGTTTCTAACTATTTCATTCCCTTTTAATAATACTCCTGAAGGCGTTGCTTTTTGGAATGATATTGCAAAAAAATAATTAAAATAAAATTAGAAAGGAATCAAATGATAATAGCATGGTTCAGTTGCGGTGCTACATCCGCAGTTGCTTGTAAGATAGCATTAAGCCTATACGATGATGTGCATATCTACTATATTGAAACTGGTTCCGGTCATCCCGATAACACTAGATTCTTGGCAGATTGTGAAAAGTGGTACAATCAATCTATCCACATTATCCGAAGCGACAAGTACACCTGTGTGTCTGATGTGTTGCGAAAGGGGTATATCAACGGCGCGCATGGTGCCGCCTGTACTCTTGAACTGAAAAAGAAAGTCCGCTACAAGTTGGAAAAAGAATTGCAGCACTGGGACGGTCAAGTTTGGGGTTTCGATTATGACCCGAAAGAGATTAACCGGGCTATCCGATTAAAACAGCAGTACCCGGACACAAAGCCACTATTCCCGCTTATTGAAAAGCAGATTACGAAGCAGGATGCAATGGGAATGCTTTGGAAAGCCGGTATTGAAATCCCCGCTATGTACAAGATGGGCTATAATAACAACAATTGTATCGGTTGCGTGAAAGGCGGAATGGGCTACTGGAATAAGATACGAAAGGACTTCCCGGATGTATTTAACGAGGTGGCGCAGATTGAACGTGATGTAGGTGCAACTTGTCTAAAAGATAAAGACGGACGAATCTTCCTTGACGAACTCCCAACATGGCGAGGTGACCCAGTAGAAGAGATTATACCGGATTGCTCGCTTATCTGTCAGATAGAGTTTCAAGAGATAATCGACAGGCAGGTAGAACGAGTTTTGAAAGGAGAAATTAGTATTAACGATGTAGCCTAATTAGGCTCAAAACAAGATAGATATGAATTTTAAATCATTGGTAGCTCAATTAGCAAATCGCATCAATCAGCCGCATGTGGTTGAAACATATATGCGTAAAGTTTTTGCGTCTGGTGTTGAGTGGCAGAAAAAGCAATCTCCATGGATAAGAGTAGAAGAACGATTACCAGATGAAGAGCAGCGTGTTTTAGTCGGATTTTTATATTACTATAAATACGATGATAGAGAAGCTGAATCACGTAAGCATATAGATGTATTCACGTATGAAAATGGTATATGGACTACTGATAGTGATATATCATATTTAGGAAAAGTGTCGAAAAGGATGATATTAAGGTTATATGTTGGATGCCTATTCTGTCTTTCGATGAAATATTGGAAGCCAACAGAGATGTACTAGAACGGATTAAAAAGAAAGGAGACTGATGATGACAGCAAAAGAATTAAGTAAGTTAATCACTACTGGCAGAAAACTGAAAAAGTTTATTAAAGAAACTCTCCCTAAAATCAGAGAAGAGTTTCAAAGCCATAGCAATAGTGGAATAGATAAGCATACAGATGGATTTGGCAGAAGGGAGAGTATTCAGAGTATGAATATAAGTAATCTTTGTTATTCTTCTTTTTCTGACAGTTATGGAAGTGGAGACACATATTCGGATATAGCAAATATGGATACTGATTTGATGCAGGAATACTTTATCAAATATCTGAATAGGCATAAGGATGAAATAATGGAGGGAGTAGCAGATTTAATGATAAATGATGCAAAATCAGGTCAAGAAGATGCTATTAAGGAAATAGACGAGTATAAAAAATCACTGCTAAAACTATTGGAGGAATAAAGAATAGAAATGAAAGCAATAACAATAAAACAACCGTGGGCCTCTTTGATAGTCCACGGTATTAAAGACATTGAGAACCGTACTTGGCCGTGTCCTAAGAAATATTTAGGGCAGAGGGTACTGATTCATGCAAGCGGTAAACCTTTGAATTACGATAATTTCTATGATTCAATACTTACCAATGAGCAGTTATTGGCATTACCGGAAAACAAAGAGTGGAAAGATTTTAGTTTTTGTACAGGCTCCATAATCGGAAGCGTCGAGATAATAGACTGTGTACAAAACCATCCTTCCATCTAGGCAGAGAAAGGAGTTTATAACTGGGTACTAGCTAACCCTATTCTCTACGAAAATCCAATTGAGGACGTGAAAGGCAAATTATCCTTTTGGGATTATCCCGGTATCAAAGAGGTAAAGATAGAATGTCCGGAATGTGGCAGTATAGAAATAGCTATTGAGGACTATACAACGGCACCATTCCCAACTTATTTGCATAGGTGTAATAAGTGTGAACATGTGATTATAGAAAGTGAGTGGAAGGAGGTAAAACTATGAGAGATTTTTATGAACTGATAAACCAATATCCATGGACTACTATTTTTCTTGCTATTTTCATTTATGAAGTGATTAAATGTGTAATGTCTAATTTGAAAAAGAAATAGCCATGAGCAAACTATACAAAGTAACTATTTTCGGGGAATCATTCCTAATCGGGTGGTTCCCTTTTTCTTCACGCTAGTATAACAAGCTAAAGATAATCAAACAACACATAACAAAGTATTGACAAGCCGTGTCAGTACTTTGTTTTCCTCATTTTTCCCCTTAGCTCCCTTATTAAGTACCTTCGTTTCTGTAACGCAAAAAAAGCAATTATGGAAATTATTTACAGAAAACTAGAGGAACTGAAGAAACTGGAAAACAATCCAAGAACTATTTCGGATGAACAGCTGGACAAACTTAAAGAGTCAATCCGAAACAATCCGGATTATTTCGAAGCCCGACCGATCATCCTGTCAGACCGTACTGGCGAATTGATCATTATAGCCGGAAACCAAAGGTATGATGCCTGTATATCGCTAGGTATGCAACAAGTACCGACCGTTCTTATTCCCAACCTGACCGAGGAAAGGGAACGTGAGCTAATCATACGTGATAACGTTAACAACGGACAATGGGACATAACCAAGTTGTTTGACTGGGATTGTAACGAGTTGCTTAATTGGGGTATGGAAGGCATCAGCTTTCCTGATCCGACAGATTTTTCAGAAGATATAGAAGACAGTCATAATGTACTCAAGAACGCAAACTATGAAGCCGGAGCTCATATCAAATATTTAGTATTTGAGGGGTATAAGATTCCAGTCAGTGAAAGCGAACTGGAAGCACTGAAAGCACGGGCTTCTGAATATTTGGATAAGAACGGTGTAATGGTTGGTTTTGTTAATAATCTACTTGGCTTATGATGGAATACATAGACATATCAATATTGAACCCGGCAGAATATAACCCACGCCTGCTCACTAATGAAGCACAAGAAGATTTAAAAAAATCCATCAAGGAATTAGGCATTATCAAACCGATCATCATACGTCAATCGGATAAACGTATCATGGCAGGACACCAACGTACAAAGACAATGAAGCTGCTTGGGTATACCCATGTTCCAGCCTTTATTCTTGACGGTGTAAACTCCACCGATGAAGTAAGGTTCAACCAACTTCACAACTATGCGGAATGTGAGTTGTCGGAAATCCAACCAGAAATCAATGTAAGTCTTCCTAAAGGAACAGAAGGATTTTATACTGTATCCAACAAAGATATCTCCATTCTTTCCAAAGGAGGAAACAACTCACGTGTTGTTGACCTTACGAAAATGATTCTCCGTTACGGCCAGTTTGCAAATGCCATATGTGACCATACCGGGAAAGTGATCATCTCAACAGTATATGCCAAAACGGTAAAACTATTAGGTATGGACCTACTTGTATATGTCCTTCCAGAAGGGAAAGAAGAAATCGCGCTCAAATACTTCTCTAAGGAATATGGAGTGTTCGAGTATTCCCATCTGGAACGAAAGACCTATATACAGTCTTTTGCCCAAAAGGCACGGCTACGGCAAAAGAACGGGGTTCCAAGCAAGCGTAGCCATTCAACGTTGTATGAAACGCAGGTTATACCATACATCACCAAGGATATGCGCATACTCGATTTCGGTGCCGGACAAAAGGATTACGCAACCATACTGAAGAAAAAAGGCTATCTCATTGACGCCATTGAATTCTTCCACCGCAAAGATGGAGCGGACATCATTGATGAAAAGGAAATCAGGCAAGACTGTGCTTCCATATGCAAGACCTTGTCGGACTACGGGCTGTACGATGTGGTTGTGTGCGATAGCGTGTTGAACTCTGTGAACTCAGAAGAGGATGAAAAGAATGTCTTACTTTCGTTATCAGCATTATGCAAGCCCGGAGGAATGATATTCTGGTCTGGCATTCCGCTGCTGTTCGCCCAGAAATCATCTGAACGCAAGGAAACACACGACCATCGTTCTAAAGCCGTATTTCTTGACGCAAAGAACTTCACAGCCAACTTCCGTTTTGGTGAATGGTACTTCCAGCATTATCATTCCACAGCTGACATCATCAGATTAAACACAGCTTACATCGGAAAGGATTTTAACATATTCGATAAAGGAATGAAGATAAGCCCAGAAAAAGAGTTAAGAGGTTCGTCATTTCAAGTAGCATCAACCAACGGAAGGAGCGCAAGTAAGAATGATTATCTGAAAGCGTTGCAATATGAATTCACACTTCCTCTTCCCAATAATCGCAAATGGGATCTGGACAAAGAAATTATACCAATCTTTAAAACACTATAAACAATGGCAGCACCTAAAGGAAATCAGTTTTGGATGTTACGCAGCAAGCATGGCAGGGATAAACTCTTCGCCACGCCTGAAGCGTTATGGGAGGCGGCGTGCGAATATTTCCAATGGTGTGATGAAAACCCATGGACAACAAGAAAGGCTATACAACGTACCATGCCTGTTAGACGCAAAAAAGGTAAAAGAACAGAAACTGTTAATGAACAGCAAACACAACAAGAAGTTTCACCTACACAGCGCCCCTACTCTCTCACCGGATTATGTATCTATCTAGGTACTTCATCACGTTGGTGGAGTAGCTTCAGAAGTGAATGCATGAAAAAAAATGATGAAGATTTTTTGCACGTCATCGCGCGGGTGGAAGAAACCATCGAGACTCAACAATTTGAAGGAGCCTGTGTTGGCGCTTTCAATGCAAACATTATAGCCCGAAAGCTAGGGTTGTCCGACAAACAGGAAGTGGATCATACAACACAAGGCAAACCCTTCAACGGATTTGACTTTCTTCCCTATACTCCCGAAGCTGACAAATTGAAGTGATATGGAGCAAAAGGTTAACTTAAAACAGCGATTGGCATACAATTTTCTTCGTGACAGCAAAACGAAATTTTTATTGTATGGTGGTGCCGGAGGTGGTGGTAAATCATGGCTAGGCTGTGAATGGCTGATGCAATGTGCCTACTATCTTCCCGGTACTCGCTGGTTTGTTGGCCGAAATAATTTGAAGGATAGCCGTGAGTCCCTTACCGTGACCTTCAATAAGGTAGCATCTTCTCACAGCTTCACGGCATACAAGACAACAAATGAAGGGATAGCCTTCGACAACGGAAGTGAAATCGTTTATATTGACTTGACGTATTATCCGGTGAAAGATCCGATGTATGAACGATTGGGGTCTAAGGAATATACAGGAGGATGGATAGAGGAAGCTGGTGAAGTGCACTACCTTGCCTTCGAAGTCTTGAAAACCCGTATCGGCCGCCACATGAACGATGTATACCATGTACCCGGAAAGATACTTATCACCTGTAACCCGAAGAAAAACTGGCTATACCGTGAATTCTACAAGCCCTGGAAAGAAGACAAATTACAAGCTCCTTATGCATTTATCCAAGCTTTGGTGCAGGATAATCCTTGGGCAACAGAAGACTACATCGAAAGTCTTCGAAACACAAAAGACCGGGTAACAAAGGAACGCCTATATTTCGGCAATTGGGAGTATGATAATGACCCGACTGCCCTGTGTAACTACGACGCTATCTGTGACTTGTTCACGAATGAGTTCATTGCTCCTGCAGGTGAATCTACCGGTTCTGCAGACCTTGCAATGAAGGGACGAGACAGATTTATCGCCGGTCATTGGAAAGGGAATGTGTGTTTTATCAAACTGGATCAGGAATACAGTACTGGAAAATCCATTGAAACAGACCTGAAGCGGATGATGATAGAATGCTCAATTCCTCGTAGTAAGATGATTGCGGACTCTGACGGATTGGGGAACTATCTTGAAAGCTATCTGAACGGTATCAAGGAGTTTCATGGAGGAGCACGACCTATTAATCCTGAATTTGACAATTTGAAATCAGAGTGTGCCTTCAAACTGGCTGAGATGATTAACAATCGATTGCTTCGTATCGTATGCACGGAAGCACAGCGGGAACGGATCATTGAAGAATTGTCAGTTCTCAAACAAGCACATATTGATGCAGACACACGGAAGAAAGGAATAATCAGCAAAGAAAAAATGAAAGAAATATTAGGTCATTCCACAGATTACCTTGATATGCTGATAATGGCAATGATATTCCGCATCAAACCAACACCAAAACGACCAAAAGCAAAAATAGGAAAGATATGACAGTAAAAGAATTTTTGATAATAAGCAGCATTGCCACCGAACCCGAGGTCATTAGAACCAAGTTGGATGAACTGAAAAAACCTTATCAACTAGGGCAGTATAAGACACCAGATACCCTAAACGACATAAATATGGGAGAACTGATGCAACTGCAATCCATCGAAACAGAACACGATATATTGTTCGTTCCCTGTACTGTACTGATGGGGCTGAGTAAACGTTATATATCCCAACTTCCAGCTAGCGATGTACTGGGATTCGTACAATGGGTGGCCAAAGAAGTTGAACGAATAAATAAACTATTCGCGTCGACTAATGTACCACCCACACCCGAAGAGAAGCAAGCAGGATCCGAATTGCTAAATTTTGGACCTTTCGGCATGATTGATTACTATGCGCAGCGCATGGGTATCACTGATCATGCAGAAGTAGACAGCGTGCCATGGGTCAGAGTATATAAATGTCTTGACATGGACGCCAAAAGAGTAAGATTCGAACGTAGATTAAGAAACATATTAAGTAAGAAGAAATGACGGTAGAGCAAAAAATTAAAAAGATAGTAGACTCCATGGAGGGTGTAAGTTACCTTTTTGACAACTGGCAAACAGCCAATATAAGACTGGACAAGATTAAATTGCCGGCAGTGCTTAATCTCCTTCCTGTAAGCGGAACTTTTAATCTAGGCAGACAGCAGTTAAGAGACTGCCCTAACTGTATGATGGCCTTCATGGATAAAACCAAGTTCGATTTTGATGGCACAGAAAATGATGCAGTGATAGAAGGATGCAAGAATAAAGCCAAAGAATTCATATTGCTATTGAACAGGAGTGGGATGTTCAAAGAAATATCAGGAGATATCCCTTATTCTGTTTTCTATGACAAGCTGGATGTTAATGTAACCGGAATAGTTATCCAACTTAAGTTAGAAGAGATAATGGGTACTGTTATTTGCAACAAGAGCGTGAAAGAGATTGTATATGGCAGCAGAAACTAAAGCCGGAACCCTAAGGATAATAGGTGAAGAGCTGGAAGCGTTACGCAAGCGAATTATAGCCAACCATGAAGCAGCCGGACAAGTAGCCAGTGGAAGGACAAAGGGCAGTCTGAAAGTAGAAATGTCGGAGGACGGAGGCGTTTTGTGGGGCAGGCAGGCATTCGCGGTACTAGAAACCGGACGTGGGCCAGGGAAAGTTCCGAAAGGATTTTACAAGATTATCCGCCAATGGGTGGAAGATAAGGGTATACAAGTAAAGAAGCCCGATTCCTTCGCCTACCTTGTCGCTAGAAAGATAGCCAAGGAAGGAACGGAACTATACCGAAACAGAAAACATGAGGAAATCTATTCCCGTGATCTAGAAAATACCGTGGACAATATAGCTAGCAGGGTATCGGCTATATATGAAACAGAAGTTGAACATATAAATCTGAATTTCGACAATGAGAACACATACGATAGATAATACAACAATTGAATATCCTGACCAAATAGGATTCTGCTTTAATCCTGTGATAATAAATATCCTTGGCGGAAACTATCAATCTGTTACTGCAACGGTAACGGACACCACCACAGCCACATCAGACAGAGAGAACAGAGCGACGTTCGGTGGTTCCTGCTTCTTTGACCTATCATTCTATACGCAGAGCTATTTTGACGAATACAGAGAAGTCGATTACAAGTCAACTCACGCCGAAGATAGTAAGTTAGGACGTCTGTTTAGCATAGAGCTTGATATGTATAACGAATCAGGAACACTTGAAAACAGCTTCCAGTTCAACGTATTCATATTGTGGGGAGCCAGTAAGGTTGGAGAGCAGTATAATGGAAGCCGAGTGCTGACATGGTTCAAAAACTACCCATTCTCTGTAGGCTTATACTCTGCAACATCAGGGAATGTAAAAGTAACTATAGATGGTTCCGAAAGCTCCCCTATCGCATTATCAGGACAAAATGCATGGAATATCATTCTTGCTGGAATAGATGCTTCAGACAGGGTGGAATTTTATCTACCTGGAAGTAATACGGCAGCATCTGTTTTTGACCACACCTTTGATTTCACCTTCCGAGGGCTGCTCAATATGGCCACAAAGATCACTTGTAAGGTTGACAATTCAGACTGTGGAATATACTTGAGATGGATCAACCGCCATGGAATGTGGTGTTACTGGCTATTCATGCAAGGAAACGAGACTTCGCAGGTATCCAATGACGGAGAGTTCATCAGAAACAATATGCAGGATTACAGTTACAAGAACGGATACCATGGAGGTAGCGGACGAAAGCAAAGGAAAATGGAAGAAACGACACTTCCCGTATGCGCTCCATTAATAGACAGCATAACTTATGACTTCCTTTACCAAATGGCCACATCTCCTGTTGTTGATATGTTCATGGGCTATGATGATAACGGTAACGCCAGATGGATGGCCGTAAATGTGTCTGTGGGAAATTTCGTCAAACAGCGGGTATCACTGCAAGACTTTGAAGCGAACATTATATTACCTGAAACTAACGTGCAGAGCTTATGACAGAACAACTACTATTCATAGATAACAAAGCAATGGATATTAATGAAAGTACCAATATCACATTGAATTTTAGAAGTAATATTTTTAGCGATGTAAGCAAGATCACAAGCAACAACACATACTCCATCAAGCTACCTTTGACAGTCAACAACTGTCATGTGATTAATTATGCGCATCTCCCATCCCATTCAGCACAATATGCTCGTATCAACCACAAAGGACGCTATTTGCGCAATGGGATTGAAATCATACCGGACGCCAGCGTCATTCTTATAGAAATATCCGAAACCATAGATATAGCCATGACATGGGGCAATGTTTCTAAATTTGCAGAAATTGTAAATGACAACAAGACATTGCAGGATTTATCGTACGGCAGGACAGAAAACGAAGATTACATCATTTGGAAGAAAGGAGACAATTCGCCCCGAATACCTAAAATTGATTATGGCTTTAAAAATGATGAGCCGGCTGCCTGGTATCACCCTGTGGTTACAGCTATGTGGGTTTTGAACAAAATAGAAGCTGATGCCGATATCACCTTTAAATTCCAAGAACAACACTACGAACTGTTGAAAACTTTAGTTATTCCATTGCTTTCAAGAAATAGCGCACCAAAAGAAATCGAAGCTCGCACTACAACTTTAACAAATGACGGAATATCTCCATATAATATTCCAGGAGGATGGATTCTCAAAATATTCCAATTTGTGGAAAGTGGATCTGACTATTATGTGGCTATAACAAAAGATTCGTCAGGCAAGGTAATCGGATTCAAGCCGCAGAAAGAGAACGTACCCCTTAGAATTATTGGAACTATCAATATAATAGTCAATACTAGCCAGGAACCACAAAGTTCAGGTGAATATGGTGTTTCTTTCGATATACGGAACAAAGAATCCATAACCAGCAAGTTGAAATTCAGGTGTAATCCGAGTATATCTTTATTACAAGAAAATCAATACAGGTATTCTTTCGCTATAGATGGGGAGTTTAATCCAGGAGATACAGAGGAACTCAGCGCTATACTGTACGATCCTTATGCAGAATTGGGGAATTATACAATAGAAGAAGGAAGCTATGTCAAAATAACGATGCGAGATACTGTCTATTTGAAAGACACTGATGAAGCAAACTCCCGGTTCTATTATGTTCCAAACCTACCTGATATAAAACAGATAGACTTTATCAAAGCTATAGCATCTATTTGTGGAACTTTTGCCATTCCCGGCAATGGAAATGTCGTAAGCTTCGTTCCTATTGATACCATCATAGAAAATAAGACCAAAGCTCTGAACTGGACCAAAAGAGTTATCGCCTCATATAGTGCAAACCGTCCTAAAAATATATCTTTCAAAATTGACGGATTCTCTCAAAGAAATGTATACAAATGGAAAAATGACGACAAATACAATGGAATCATATACGTTGACGATAAGACTTTGGAATATGAACAGGAAACGCTGACATTGCCTTTCGCAGCGTCTGAAATGAAAGGTGGAATCGCAACTATCCCGATATATTCCTATACATCTGACGGAGCTTTACAATATAACGAAAGTACAGATCCCAGACTACTGGTCCTAAAGAACGACAATACAGCAACTTTTGACGGTCTGGACTGGAACACTATTATTGAAAACAACTACAAATCTTATCAGAAATATATCAGAGAACCTAAGATTATTACCGAGCTGGTAGAAATCAGAGATCATGAATTACGAAACTTGGATATGTCTGTACCTGTTTATCTGGCCCAATATGGAAAATATTACGCAGTCATATCAATAAAAGCAGAGAAAACAGGTATTTGCGAATGTAAACTTTTTCAATTGGATTAATTATGGCAGACAAAGTAGAAAAGATACTTGATATCAAAGTGAATTATAATGAGGCTATCAAAGCTATAGCCGAGTATCAGACAAAAATCGACAAAGCCAAAGAAGCAGAGGCGAAACTGAAGGAACAGTTAAAGGCTGGAGACATAAAAAGGCAGCAGTACAATGAAGAAATGGCGGCATCTAAAGCCTATATCAACGACTGTAATGATTCGATACGTATTATAACGAAAACAATGCAAAATCAGCTCAAGCAGGAGAAGGCGCAAGAAAACAGCCTTGTTTCTCTCCGTGCCAAACTGTCAAATCTAACGGCTGAATACGATGCTTTATCCGAAGCGGAACGGAATGCGGCTACAGGCATTAAGTTACGGGATAAAATTAATGAGGTTACTGATGCTCTGAAGGACGCTGAAGAAGAGACACAGCGGTATTACCGAAATGTTGGCAATTACAAGGAAGCTATAATGGAAGCCGCCAATGCCAATATCCCGTTCGTGCAGCAGATAAATGTAATGGTGACCTCCTTGGGTGGAGTAAGAAATTATTTGTCTGGAGTAAAAACAGAAATGCTTACTGTTTCGACCACCACAACCGGCTGGATTAAAGTTTTGAAACTGTTGAAAGTTGCTCTACTTGGAACTGGTATTGGAGTATTAATTGTAGCTTTAGGATCTTTGGTATCATGGTTCACCAAAACACAGAAGGGCGTGGAAGCAGCCAATAAAATAATGGGGGCTCTGGGTGCCACTGTAAATGTCTTAATAGACCGGGCAGGCAAGTTGGGAAGTGCTTTAGTGAATCTGTTTACCGGGAACTTCAAACAGGCGGGGAATGATGCCAAATCCATATTCGCTGGTATCGGTGATGAAATAGTCAATGAAACCAAACAGGCGTGGAAGCTGGCAGAAGTCTTGAATGAGATAGACAAGAGGGAAGTCATGCTGTCCATGTCACGTGCCGCTAACCGAGCTGAAATTGAGAAACTGAAAAAAGCTGCAGATGACCAAACCCTATCCACACAGGAACGTATCAAAGCTGCGGAAAAAGCTGCAGCAATGGAAAAAGAGGACTTAAAAATCCAAACAGACTTAGCGAAAGCAAGAATTGCCAATATGCTCGGATATACTAAAGTAACAAAGGAAGCCCTTAAGACCATTGAGGACATGCAAAAAGGAGCAATTACAGCAGATGAAGCTATTGGAAAAATCGGTATATCGGAAAGCACTATTGATGACCTTAGGAAATTAAGCGAAGAAGTAAACAGATTAAGTGAATTGGAAGAAAGCAGTTACACCCGTCAGACAGAGCAGCAAAACACCCTAAACTCTATCCGCCAGGAAGGTGCAGACAAAGCAAAGGAAGCAAAGCAAACAGAACTGGAAGCAGTAAGGGCAGCAGAAGATGCTATGCTTGCCTTAGTGAAAGACAAGAGAGAACAAGCACGGAAAGAGATTGAATTGAACTATTCCCGGCAGATTGAGGATTTGCAAATCAGTTTAAAGCAAGAAGAGAACCTTACCGCTAAGGCTCGTGAAGCCATCAACGCCAAAATAAAGGCTTTGGAACAACAAAAATCTATGGAACTTAGCAAGTTGTCCGATGAGGAGCTGAAAAAAGAACTGGAGAACCGTTTAAAAATGATATCCCTGCAATTGGAATCGGTCAAGGAAGGCAGCGAGCAGGAGTATCAGTTAAAGATACAACAATTACAAGCACAACAAGAGGCGGAACTTACCAGCACAGAACAAACCGAAGAAATGAAACTGGCCATTAAAGCAAAGTACAATACCAAGATAGACGAACTGGCAACAGTTCATGAGCAGGATATTATCAACAAGCAACAGGAAGCCATGCGCATACGCTTTGAAACGGAAATCGCACAAGCATATGATAACGAAGAGGAAATTCTTCGTATAAGGATGGAACAAAAGAAAGCCGAGCTCGATAGCCTGCAGCAAATGGAAGGTGAAAGTATAGAAGCATTCAATCTTCGCAAGCTGGAAGCACAGAATGCTTATCTGGAATCCAAAAAAGAACTGAGCGATAAGGAGATTGAAATAGAACAAACTAAATATGAAGCAATGGAACAGGTGACAAATGGCCTTGTAGCTCTCACAGAACAAATTGGGGAGTCTGACAGAGGATTTGCTATGGCAAGCAAAATGTTGGCTTTGGCAGAGATCGCCATCAATTCAGGTAAGGCGATCGCAAAAATGGTATCCGCTGAATCAGGGAAAGGTATTCTTGGTATAGCTACAATGGCATCAGGTATTGCAACAATCCTTTCTAACATTGCAAATGCTGTTAAGATAGTAAAAAGTGCTAAATTTGCAGAAGGTGGTTTGGTTACAGGACCGGGGACAGGAACGAGCGACAGTATTCCGGCACAATTGTCGAATGGAGAATCCGTTATAACTGCCAAAGCTACGTCCATGTTCGCCCCTATCCTATCATCCTTCAATATGATGGGTGGAGGTGTACCTATTAATGTAACAGCAACGAATAATCAAACTTTAGGCGAAGATATGCTGGCCAGAGCAGTCGCCAAAGGAATGATGATGGCTCCTGCCCCTGTCGTTTCTGTAGAAGAGTTTACTTCAGTTGCGAATAGAATTAAATACATAGAAGAAAGCGGTAGTTTATGAAAGCATACGAACTATTATATATAAACAGGAACACTCTTAGGATAATGTCTGAAATGTCATTAGATGCATCAGATATTAAATACCTAGAAATGTATAAAGACTACACCCGTCTTACGGCTGAAGGTCATAAAAAGGCATATATCATGCAGTACCTGGCAGATGAATACAGCATTTCAGAAAGGACCATCTATAGAGTCATTGACAGGTTGTCCGTTGACGTTTCAATTCAATAAGGGGGAAGATTATTCTTCCCCTTATTTTTTTACTGACAAAGCGTGTCAGTGCTATTATGTTCTGAAATTCTTATAGCCATATACCGTTTTTTACCTTTGCTTCAAAATAGATTATATATGGCGAAATTATACATCAACAAAGATATTGTTGCGGATAAAGACAAAATGGAAAATTGGTATCTAACTGGTGAAGAGGGATTGTCTTTTCCCGATATTCAAAATTTCCTATCTTGGATAGATCCGAATGACCACGTTATTGATATTGAGATACATTCATGCGGTGGTGATGCCGTTGAAGGGTATGCCATTTATGACGCCTTACGTGCTTCAGGAAAGCAAATCAGCTGTACTGCAGTAGGACGATGTGCATCCATGGCAACCGTGATATTATTGGCCGCTGCAAAAGAAAGACGTTTTGCTTATCCACATGCAAAGTTTCTTATTCACAAGCCTTATATGGCTTCATACGATGGAGACCTTGATCTTGAAACCCTAGAATCAATAAAATCAAACTTGGAGAGTGAAAAAAACAAGATGCTAGCTTTGTATGTAGAACGCACAGGATCGGAAGCCTCAGTTATCGAAGCCCAAATGAATAAAGCCGGTTGGTTTGGTGGTGAAACAGCCAAACAATTAGGTTTTATCACGACCGTTCTTATGCCTACAACTGCCAAAGGGAGAACTTACACATTTAATAACAAAAAAATGAACAAAGAAAAAGAAGTAACAGTGAAGCAGACTATCATAGACCTGTCTCTTATACACATCTCCGAGCCCACGAGACCGAGGCTGATCT